TCAGAGGTTCATCACGTCGAGGAAGCGCGGCGTGGCGTTCTCGTCGATGCGCAGGTTGGCGAAGTCGAACAGGTTGCGGTCGGCCAGTTGCGACGGCACCACGTTCTGCAGGGCGCGGAACATGATCTCGGTACGCCCCGGCGATTTGCGTTCCCATTCCAACAGCATTTCCTTGACCACCTGGCGCTGCAGGTTCTCCTGCGAACCGCAGAGGTTGCAGGGGATGATCGGGAACTCCTTGAGCTGGGAATAGGCCTCGATGTCCTTCTCGCTGCAATAGGCCAGCGGCCGGATCACCACGTTGCGCCCGTCGTCGGCCAGCAGCTTCGGCGGCATGGCCTTCAGGGTTCCGCCGTAGAACATGTTGAGGAAGAAGGTCTCGAGGATGTCGTCGCGATGGTGACCGAGGGCCATCTTGGTCGCGCCGATCTCGTCGGCGAAGGTGTACAGCGTGCCACGGCGCAGGCGCGAGCACAGCGAGCAGGTGGTCTTGCCTTCCGGGATCTTCTCCTTGACCACCGAGTAGGTGTCCTTCTCGACGATGTGGTACTCGACGCCGATCGACTTCAGGTACTCCGGCAGGACATGCTCGGGAAAACCGGGCTGCTTCTGGTCCATGTTCACCGCGACGATCTCGAAGCGGATCGGCGCGACCTTCTGCAGGTAGAGCAGGATGTCGAGCATGGTGTAGCTGTCCTTGCCGCCGGACAGGCAGACCATGACCTTGTCGCCATCCTCGATCATGTTGAAGTCGGTGATGGCCTCGCCGGCCAGGCGGCGCAGGCGCTTCTGCAGTTTGTTCTGATTGACCGAAAGGGTGCCCATGGTGCTCTGGAATCCGGGTGTTCGAGGAGAAAAGCTGGCTATTTTACGCACAAATCGGCAAAGCCGAATCAGCGCTCATAACTAATTGATATGCAAAGGAAAAATCTAGGACGTCTCGGCAAGTGTCGAAGAACTGTCGAAATCCGCCAGCGGGTTGAGTCGAATAGCGTCCCGCAGGTACTCCGGTGACAAATGCGCATAGCGCATGGTCATGTTCAGCGACGAATGCCCAAGAATCTCTTTCAGCGCCAGGATGTTTCCACCGTTCATCATGAAGTGGGAAGCGAACGTATGGCGTAGCACATGGGTGCACTGTCCTCTTGGCAATACGATACCGCAACGCTTCACCATCCGTGCAAACGCCTCCCGACAAGAGGGAAAGCGATTCCGACCGGCGAAATATTTCTCAAGTCGAGCCTGCAAGTCTGTCGAGATTGGTACGGATCGAACACGCTTTGATTTGGTATTGGAGAAGACCACCGATCCATCCCGGACCATGGGCAGAGTCAACCCTTGCGCTTCCGACCAGCGAGCCCCCGTCGCCAAACAGACCTCTGAAATCAATGCCAAGTGGGGAAAGGTCGAATAGTCCCGGAGCGCTGACACCAACACCGCTACCTGATCCTTAGACAGGAACGATACAACCGACTGTTGAGGCTTCAACGGCTTGAGACGATCCAAAGGATTCGGATAGTCGATATCGCCGAGCCTACGAAGCTCGGTGAATACTGTTTTCAGATACGAATAGCGAACGTTGATAGACCTAGGTAAAGCGCCCTCCTCCAACTCACGCTTCCTGAACGCGACCAGATCAGCAGTGGTGAACCTCTGCCCCACCGGGTCGCCCAGGCGAGACGCGATCAGCAATAGCAGATTCTTACGACGCCTCCCGCTGGTAATCGAGTGCCCATGCAATTCATACCAACGCTCTATAAGTTCCGACAGCAGTCGCTTATCTTGCTGAACGGGGTTCCACTCCCGCTGTCGCGCATGCTTCGTCCGCACCATCGCCTCGAACCGCTGGGCTTCGCCCTTGGTCTTGAAACGCTTCCTAAAACGCTTGCCCTTGATCGGTTCAACGTCGGCCAGCCAGCGGCCATCCTCAAGCTTGGTGATCGCCATCAGATCGCGTATCCCCGCCGCAGATACCGATCACACATCAGCTTGTGGATATGCCTTTCCAGATCGCGACGAGTCCAACCCTTGGCGAGATAGTGATCTTCGATAACGTGCCAGAACTCCAGTTTGCGGGCGGACTCAATAGCCTTTTTTGCCGGGACACGCTCCCGCGCGATCAGGCTCACGAACTGGCCAAGGAACATCTCGCAGTTACGCCCACTGAAGCCCTTGGCGGTCTTGTAATAGCGTCGGTACTCGGTGCGCTCGATCAGCGGATCGCACTCGACTTGGACGCGGGCGTCCTGGCTGATCAGGCTCCAGAACGGATCGTAGACCGCCGTCCGGCTCAGCAGCTTGAAGCTTTCGCAGGCGTAGTTCCACAGCCCTTGCAGGTGCGGGCAGAGGCCCTCATAGGTGCGGCAGCCAATGACCTCCCCCGAGGCCATACGCGAGCCTTCGGAGAACTGCTGGACGATGGAGTGGTGGAAACGGAATTCGAGCCGCCAGACCGTTTCCAGGGGGTTATAGGCCGGGTCGCCATCGCCGAACGGATCCCCGTTCAGGGTGGCCCACACGCTTTCCCAATAGTCGAGCTTGTCGGTGGCCCGAGCCTGGAGGGTCTTGTTATAGATCGACAGTTGCAGGCCGTTGGCCGAGCCGAACATGTACGTCTCGCCACGCCCGTAGACCGAGGCGTTGCCGTCGAATTCGATCCGCTCGATCCCGCTGATTTGTCGCACCCGACGCGAGCGGCAATGCATGCGGTCCACCAGATCACGAGGCGGTTTCCAGCCCTGCACATCCAGCGCGATATGCACAGCGGCTTGGTTGGTTTCGCAGTGGCTCAGCACGGCAGCGGCCAAGTCATCCAGCACGCCCTGGAGGATATGCGGGTCGGCACCGTCGAGGGCATGGGGCGACACCTCGATCTTGAGGTGCGAGCCAAGGGTGTCGACCTTGATGTTGTGATTCTTGATCAGCAGGATCAGCCCCAGTTCTGCGTTTTGCAGGCGGTACTGATAGCCGGAGTCGCGACCGATACGGCCCTTGGACCATTCGTAGCCGGCGAACTCGACCACATCCACCGAGAGGTCAAACAGCGCCATGACTTCCGGGCGCAACTTGCCGTTGTACAACTGGCGCACCGTATCCACGCCGCAACGCAGGATGCGCACGCCTGACAGGTCGGTGAACGCCCCCGTCGTGGAATCAACGAAGAGCCGTCCCTTGGGGGAGTCCAGCAGTTGTCCGTCGGGTTGCAGCAGGAGGCGGTTTTGATGGGTCACTTTCTTCATGGTTTCACCTAACAATGTCCATTAATGTCCAAATCGCGGGGTGCTTATCTGACGTGTTACAGGGGCGTCGGCCGCGCCTTCGGCCTATCGCTCATGCCTTGCGCTCCCGGCCGGCGGCGCGGCCCGCCCCTCATGGCGGCACCCCTACCGCCGCTAGCGCCGTCATCACCGTCCACCAGTGATGCAGCGCCCAGCCCATCGCCACCGGGACGAGAAATTCCCAATCGATCATTTGTGCCTCCAGGGCCGCGAGGCGTATTCGGAATCGGGGACGATGGTCAGCGGCGACTGGCCCCTGGCCGGTGCGTCTGCGGACGCGGCGACAGGCGCTGCCGGAGCGATGCTGGCCACCGCGCCGGGCTGCCTCCCGGCACAGGTGACGGTCTGTTTCCAGTCCTCATAGCGAAGCTCTACGACGCACTCGCCCTTGGGCGTTACCCGGTAGCCGGAGCCGATCAGTTGCCAGCTGGTGAGTTCCAGGCGCCGGCCCGTGGGATCCTCCAGGGCGAACAGGTAGATATCGCCCCGCGACTTGCGGTAGGCGTGGGCGAGGATGGAGATCCGTCGATCGGCGAAGGGATGGGCGTTCAGATCAACAGGCGCAGCAGCAGGCCCATCAGGTACAAGCCCAGGAGGAAGAAAGCTATTCGCAGCAGGACGCGCTGGAGCAGCCACAGCAGCGGGCGCAGCAGGGGCTTGAGCAGGGTCGCCAGGAGCGTCGGCAGGTGTCGCAGCAGCCGGACCGCCAATCGTGCGCAGAGGCCCCATATACCAGACAAAGCCAATAGTGCCGGCCAGCAATGCCAGTAGAAGAACCAGCTTAGGCGACCGGAAGAGGCTCTTGCCGGCCTTGGTGTCCTGGGTCTTGCCGGTGGCCGTGGACTGGTAGAGGGCGAAGGTCTGCTTTCGGATCCGCTTGTATTCGATGATGGTGCCATCGGCGGGCGGACGGTTGAGTTGGGCGTCATGCTGGGCCTCCTTGTAGCGGCCAGGGATGCCGATCACCGCGAGGTTGGAATGCTTGTAGGCCATCTCGCAGGTCATGCGGATGTCGTCGCGGATGTAGGAGATGTTCGGCGTAGTGAGGACAATGTCCCAGTTGAAATGCCGGTGCCGGGTCCAGGCGTCGAGCCAGCCCATGGGGCGGTCGGCCGCGTGGGCCGCTTCCGGTCCGCCGGGGTAATCGAAGCGCTCGAGGTCTTTTCCCGCCAGGACTTGGGAAACAGCAGTTGGGTTTCGTCGAAGATCAGGAAGGCCCCGCGGGGCGCCCACTGGAACCACGTGCGCATCTTTTCGAGGTCTTCCAGCGACTCCAGATCGAGGTTGATGATTTCCGCCGTGTTGGGCAGGTCCGGGAAGACCTGATAGGCCCGCTCCAGGGTGAAGCCGCGCACGTTGGTGATGATCACCCGCCCGTCTTTCAGCGCGGGCACGGCGTCATCCTGGATCGCGCCGGAGGTCTTGTAGGAGCCATTGGGGCCGTGGTGGATCTTGATCGACACGGATCACCTCCCAATGAACGGCACGAAGCGCATGCAGAAGCGCGTCGCCGCCGCGACCATGATGATGTTCAGCGCCTGCGGCACGCCGAAGAAGGCCAGCCCCGCCGCAATCGGCCCCGGTAGCGCGGCGTACATGCTGCGGATCATCTGCGGCACGCCGAGGCTGTCGATCAGTTCGCGGGCGGCGGTGTAGCTGACATCGATCAGCAGGATCAGGGTCTGGAGCGCGGCGTACATCGACGCCTTGGTGGCGACCACCAGTCCGTCGCGCACGAAGTCATAGATGCCTTTGGCGAAGAAGTCCCAGATCCACTGGAAGAAGGCGATGATCTGATCGAGAAAACCGGAGAGCCATTCCATAGGGTCAGTCCTTCAGCAGAATGAGGGCGGCGATCAGCGCGGCCATCAGCAGCAGCGCCACGCGCAGGCTGGAGAGTTGGCCGGCGTAGTCGGAGATACAGAGGGAGTAGGACTTGCCCCAAATGGTCATGGGTTCGCAGGGCAGTTGCCCGCCGCCTTCCGCCAGGTTGAGGTCGAAGGCACCCTTCATCTGGTCGACGTTGGTCTTCACCTTGGTCTTGAGTTCTTTCTTGGCGTCCTCGACCTTCTTTTCCCAGGTGGCGATGGCGTCATCCCAGGTGCCGGGCGTGGGCTCCTTGAGTTCGCCGCCGGGGCCTTCGGGGCCGGTGGAGCAGTTCTCTTTCGCCGGGTCGCAGGTGCCGTTGCCATCGCCGCCCGTGCCGCTGCCGTCACCGTCGCCGCTACCATCGCCCCCGCCGTTGCCGTCCCCTCCCCCGCTGCCGTCACCATTGCCGGTGCCGCCGTCATTGCCGCCGCCATTGTTGTTTCCACCGCCATTGCCATCGCCGCCACCGTCACCGCCCGGCGTGGTCGGGTCAGTTGGATCCGTGGGATTGGTCGGGGTCTTGACGCAGGTAGTCCCCGACCACGACCAGCCGGGCGGGCAGCCGGGGTCGTTCGGGTCGGAAGGATCGGTGTTCGGAGTGTCGGGCGGGTTCAGCGAATCGCCGGTCTGGGAGAAGGTGTAGGAGTCGGCACCGCAGCTTTGGCCGGTGCCCTTGAGAATGTAGTTGCAGAAGCCCGTCGTGGTGGAGCCTTTGACCAGATAGCAACTGGCCGGGCTGGGATTGCCGCCATACTCACAGCTTTGATAGCAGGCGGTCGGGGCGCCGCCGTCACCGACATAGTTACGGCCTCCCGAGGTAACTACGGGCGAGTCCGGGCCCTTGGCCGGGAACAGTTCGCCTTCCTTACACTCCTTGGGCGGCGGCTCACAAATACCACTGGAGGCATTGTAGGTATCATCAGCATTGGCACACTGATCCCCCTTTCTAAAAAGCTTCCAGCTAGCGCAGTCATCACAAGTATTAACAACACTAGGGTCTCTGCGAGAAACATACACAACAGAACAATATGAATTATCCAGCCCATTCATCTTGGGCGTGGCGCTTGTATAGTTCCAATCCGGAGACCTATCCGCAACAACCCGTGCTTTCTCGCATGCTTCGGCAGGAGTGCTAGAGCCACTGGAGGAGTACATAACAACCTCCCATATATAAGGGCCCGCAATAGCACTCCGAGCAAAGAATAACGAAGGCAACAAGCACGCCGTAAGAAGCGTTACCCTCAAGACAGATATCAATGTCTTAATGCTCATTTATCTTTTCTCCGGGTAATAAAAAGCCCCGCCGGAAACTCCGGAGGGGCTTCCGCCTCGGTCTGCTCGGTTAGAAGAATTCGCCGGTCCGGTACCCGGTGATGAAGGCGCCGGCGAAGAACGCCCCCAACCACACCGACCAGAGCACCCGTTACGCCTTGCGCAACATGCTGTAGATCAGGCCGGCGACGGCCAGGATCACCAGGGCGCCGACGATGTAGCCGCCAATGGCCTTCATATCGCCCTGGCCATCGGTGATCGCCGATTCCACCGCGCTGGTGTCGATCACCCCGGCGAAGGCCGGCAGCGAAGTCGCGGCAGTGACGGAGCCGGCGATGCACAGGTTGCGGAACGAGGCGACCGGGCTGAACTTGGCGATGCGTTGCTTCATTGCTTTCATGGTGTTTCCTCTCTACTTGGCTTTACGAAGAAGTGACGCGACCCAGCCAATCAAAAGCCCCGTCACGAACGATCCCAGGACGCCAGCGGCACCGATGCCAAAGGCTTCCGGGGAGAAACCACCGTTGACCAGGATGTCCACGTATCCAGCGGCCTCGGGCGGAATCAGGTAGGCCTGTTGCCATGCGAGTTCGCGACACGCCATGAAGCCCTCGGGAGTCGAGGTCCACGCGGTACACACCTGCACAGCGACAACGCCTGACAT